CCCACACGAAATGCCTGGTTCGCTTTCAAGAGGGTGACGGGCTGTGGATAACCTCTCAAACTCGGCTCCTGAACTCCTGAGATTAAGATACAAGGGGTTAGGGGAGAGGGTCGGTCGGCGGTTACGGTGCTCATGTTTTATCCCCTTACGCCAACTGCGTGATATGCCCAAACTGTCCCAGCGCTCCGGAGGCCGGTTTGCTGCTGTCGAGCAAAATCCCGCCGGTAATCGATAATCCGGCCACCTCGGTGCCGTCGCTAATCAAAGGCAGTTCTGCGAGCGGGTCGGTGGCGACTTTGTACAGTTCAATCAGTACCGGCGCGTTGCCTTCGGCGAGGTTGACCCCTTGGTAACGGATGGCAACGGTAGGCTGCGGCGCGGTAAACATGCCTACCGCTTTGCGGGCGCTGTGCGAGTAAGCGGCTTTCAGCGGGAAGGTGGGCGCGGGCGTAGGCAGGGATTTAAAAATCACCTCGCCGTATGCGCCGTTAGCGAGTAATTCGTAGTGGCTGGGGTCAATGGTGTTGGCCGGGCTTGCGCTATCGGTAATCACCAGGTTAGATGCGCCTGCTTGCGCTAAGCGGACGGTATCGCCAGCGGCGACCGTACCTAAATCCTCGCCGGTTACCGTACCGGCAGGCGTGATAACCGACTTGCCGTACAAGACCATTGCCAGATTATCGGTCTCGATACTGCGCAGCGTCATATTTAAAGTGGCGGTTTTGCCGATGGGGAAACTTCTTACTAAGGCTTTTTGCCCGCTGTAGCTTTCCTTGTGTTCGACTTTCTCGACCGCCAGTGCAACGGATAAGGCGGATACGTCGCCCATAAAACGGAGTTCGCCTAAAACGCCGTTCACAATCGGCGCGGCAAAGACTTTGCCTTGTCCGTAGTAATAAGTGTCAGCCATTGTCTTTCTCCTGTTTATTTAAAGACGCGGGGATATTGCTAATTACGCCTGCCCTTAATAAGAACTGCGCGGTGGGTTTATCGACTTGCAACCCCTGCCCCTTTTGACAGGGTTTGCCGTTATGAATATGGGTGTCGGTTAATACCGTGACATTAAGGCGTTCCATAGGTCTTTTTCCTCGGCCAGATAAAGCGGGCTTCAAATAACAAGGGGAAGCATAAAAAATCATGCTCAAACGAAACCGGTTGCGGCTCTTTGGCGCGGATAATGGGTGATACGCCACTTTCGTTAGGCTGCCAATCGGATAAGGCCGCGATAATCTGGCCTAACAGTTCGCCGGTTTCTTTTTGTTCGGGGTAACGGGTAGCGAGTACCGCTGCCCAATATTGAATGACTTGTTTTTTTGCCGCCGTATCATCGCTTGGCGTATCGCCACAATAAATAATCCAGCACGCGGGGCTGGCTTTGCTTTGTTGGTTAATGTCGCTGATAGAAAACAGGCTATCGACTTGCGCCAAGCCGGAAACCGCGCTTTTAATCCGTTCAATTAAAACCGGCTGCATAAAGAGATAGTCTTTCATCGCGCTTACCAAACGCCTTGCCAGTCGTTACGACCGGCGGAGAATTGGATAGTGTCGCCGCCTTCAATGGCGCTGCCGGTTTCGGACAGGCCAATGCTTAAAGTACTGCTGGCAATGCCTCGTAGCGTGCTTCTGGCTTCTTTGGCGCGTTCATGCGCGGGGTGGTCGGCTTTTGCGTCGGTATGCAAATTGGCAAAGGTCAGTGTGCAGGCGAGGCGCTTAATAATGGCGGGCGTTTCGGTGAGTGGCAGTTTGTAGCGGCTATGCAGGTATAAGTCGATTTCGGCGCAAGCGTCCGCTATGGCGCGGCCTGCAATCACGGGGTCGATAGTGCTAGCCGGTTTATGGACTTTATCGGTTAAGCGAACGATAACCTCGCCGCCGTATTGTTCGATTAAATCGGGGATTTCGCAGTAGTTCATGGTAAAAGCCGTTCCCACGGTAATAATACCGACAATGCAGAAAAACCCTTTAAAAGCCATACAACGGCATAAAGCCAAGCAACCGCATACCAAGCCCAAGCTAAATAGCGGATACTTTTATAACGTTTAAGCCAGCACATGCCTACCACCAGCGAATAGCGCTTATCAGTTCCGGCAGTCGCCAACTGATAACAAGCAACATGCCTACCGTTGCAATGCGCCATAGTCCATGCCGTATGAGTTGCTCTTTCATAAAGTCCACCAATGGCTTAATATCCATATCGACTTCATCCTTTGTTCTGGAAAGGGTGACTTCAAAAGCCCCGCCACTCACGGGGCTTTATTTTTAATGCGTTACGGCAGTAGTCGTTCCCACGGCAAGGCGGCGGATAGATGCGCCAATGCAAAAATAAACGGGGAGGCGCACAGCAAAATCAGTCCAATACCAATACAGGCACGGATAAAAGGTGAAAACTCGCCTTGTATCTCGATATTTTTTAAATCTTGCACGCGAAAAGTCCCCTTGCTAAACTTTTTCAATGGTTACGCCTTAGTGCTTTAAGGGGTGACTTGCAAAGCCCCGCCTGCAACGGGGCTTTATTTTTGCCGCTTAATCAAGCCATGCGCTTTCGATAATCTGTACGCGCTTGTAGTTGGGGTTATCCGCGCCAGCGGCATTGCGCTGTACACCGACAATATCCATTGCTTTGCCGTAAAGCGAAGGCGGCACTAAAAGGATGGTCGGGCGAATATCCAGCACAATGCCGCCATCGCCGCGCAGTTTGCGCATGTTGATATAAGCGTTTTCAAAGTTGGCTTGATTTAAAACTTGCGTTGAACGCGCCGCCATTTGCCAGAAACCAAAGCCTGCGTTATGGCGGGCATGAATGCCAAAACGGTATTCATGGCGCATAAACACGCTTTCATCATCGGCGCGGGTTAAGTTGGTGATGGTCGGCTTTTCGCGCTCTTGGAAAATCAGCGGTTTTAAGCTGCGCGAGGTATCCATTAAATACCATGCCGTGCCGCTGCCTGCGCCCGTGCCGTTGTAGTTGTTGGTCACTTCTGCTGCCGTGCCTGTGCCGTCTACATTGGGGTAAACGGGGTGCTTGTCGTTAAAGAACGGCTTGCCGTCGTAGCATAAGCTGGCGGCTTCATGTGCGCCTTTTAATATTTTAAAGGTCAGTTCATCCGGTGCGCGGCCAGCGGCTAAACCTTCCTCTTTAAAGAGCGACGAATAGATGCCCAAATTGTCATCATCCAAGTCGAACTTATCGACTTTGACGGTGCTTTCCCAATTTTTGGTCGTAATGCGATAGTCGCTGGCCTTCATGTCGGCAAACTGGCGGTCGCCGACCCATTCGCGCATGGACGGGAACGAGCCCAGCCAGCCGTAAGTAGTGACTTTAGCCGTGGTCGGTACGACGGTAGCGATTTTTTGATAATCCGATGGGGCAAGCGCCAGACCGTCTTGAAAGTGTTTTTTAAAGACGGTTTGCAGCGCCTCAATACCGGCAGGGGTTTTAATGGGCATGGTTTATTCCTCGCGTTCAAGTTGCGCTTTTTTAAATTCCGCCAATTCTTTAAGTGGCGTGCCGGTGGCTTTGGCATAGTGGATTTCATCGGCGGTTAAACCGTTTGCATCCGGCGGCGGTTCTTTTGCTTGCATCGCCGTTAATGCGGCAATCGCCGGTGCGTTTTGCAGATAGGCTTTAAGGCCGTTTAAATCTTTTGCGCCGTATTCTTTTGCCCATTGTTCTTGCGCCGGTAGCAGCTTGCCTTGTTGCTTGGCGGCAGCAATTAAACCGTCCACTTCGCCGGATTGGATTTGCGCCGAAAGGGCGACTATCTGCGCTTGCATCTGTTGCATGGTGGCGACCGATACATAAAGGGCAGGGTCTGGCGCTTTGTCTGCCTGCTGCGCTTTGGCTTGCAGCGCACTACAGGCGGCAATAATGCTTTGTTCATCGGCGCTTTTATCGAGTTCAAGTGCCGCAGCAATGGCCGATAAATCGGCTTTGCTTTCGGGGGTTTTGTCGTCTTTTTCGGACATGGTGTTATCCTCGGGTTGCTCAAATAAGCGGCGGGCGGCAATAGCGAGTTCCGCCATGCCGTCAATCGCGGGGGTGTTGGTTAAACCGCCGTTAATCAGGTTTTTAATCACGCCTTTTTGGTCATGATTAAAAACGGGGGAGAAGTAGCGGTATTGCTTGTCTTTGATCTGCTGCGCGGCTTGCGGGGTGTATTCGGTTTTTGCCCATAGGCCGCTGCCTTCGCGCCACTGTAAATCGACCATCCACGCGGCAGCCGGTGCAGGCATACCGTTTTTTTCTTTGTAGAGCGTTTGGTGCTCGTAATCGATAACCAGCTTATTTTTTTGCTGCCTAAAGTTATCGATTAACTTAGCGGCGCTTTTGGCATCAATCGACCAATGCGGCACGGGCATTTTGCGCCCGTCATTGGGTTTAAATGTGCCAGCGGGCAGCACCTGTATCCAGCCCTCTTTATCGGCGGACAGTTCAAACGCGCAGGCGGCAACAATAAGGGTATCCATAGCGCCGATAATGCGGCGCGATTTAAACCCTGTTTAGAGGAAATGTTTCAGTCGCTTTTTTAAGCGCTGGCGGCTTTCTTTAAATACGCCTTAAGCAGCTTGTTCAGCGATTGTTGCATTTCGGGGGTGAGCGTTTTTTTGTCGGCTTTAACCGGCAAAAAAGGACGCGCCGGAATAGCCACTTTTAAACCACGCCCTGCATGACCGCCGAATTGGTGAATGGCCGCGTAGTGGGTCGGGTTTTTAATGGCAGCAAACTGCTCGCTAAACTCGATAATAAAGTTGCGTGCAGAGGGGGCAAGCGCAGGCCACTTTGCGCCGCTGGTTTGCCCTTCGCGCCTAAAGTTGCGCTCGGTATGGCTAAGCAGTTCATGGGCTATGCCTGCCATTAAGCGGCGTTTGCCGGACAGCGCCTCAATCAGCACTTTTAGGCGCTTTTTCGCGGCGTTATCGTCGATTTTTATTTCAAGAGTGGGCATGGCTTGCGTCCTTAGGCATGACACAGGCATTCTATACTTTTAATGCTTACCTTCTCTCACAGGGTGTCACCATGAAGCGCACTCAAATTTTGGATTTGCTGCCGGTTAAGGAAGAAGAGCTAAGTCCGCAAGCGTTTCTTGACTTGGTGCAGGAAGACCCGCGCCTAATTGCCCGTTCGCGTATCAAAATGCCGCGTTTAGGTGAAGCGGGCTTTGGTCGTATTCATGTTGAGTACACAAGGCCGGTTTATAAGGCGCTACGCCAATGAGCCAAGCCAAGCTGCCTAAAATATCGGAAGAAACCATCAGTCGAATGCTGGCAGCTCAAGCGAAAGAGCAAGAAATCAAGCTGCGCGAGCTTGAGATGCGCGACCGCGAAACGCGCGAGCAGGCCAATTTTGTACATAAAATGCTACAGGCGCAGGCAGCAGACCGTGACAGTGAACGTAACCACGAGCACAATTTGCTAAAAATGCGCTTGCTTTTCGGTGGTTTGGCATTGTTTATCTCGTTAATATTTTTAGGTTTTATTGTATGGCGTGGCTTTGCTGAATACGCGGTAGAACTGGCAAAAATAGTGATTTACGGCACGTTTGGCGCATTTGGTGGCTATGGCTATAAGGCCATTCAGGATAAAAACAAGCCGCAAGACAAGGATTGACCGGCTTGCCGTACCCGCGGTAGGATTTTGGGCGCGGCGCGGTAAGTGACTCAATCAGGTAACGAGAGTAGCGCATAAACGCTATGCAGGACGTAGGTTCAAATCCTACCATCGCGCCGCCTTTATCTAATTTTCCGGATTTCAGGCGACTTAAGCATGGCTTCAATGTCTTGTGGCTTGATTTTAAATGTCGTTGTTACGTCATCTATTGCTACTCCGCCGTAAGTATTGCGGTTAAAGCGAACGGGAATTTTGTAAAAGCGTCCTTGCTTATCGCCGGTGGGTATCAAATAAATCAAGTTATTTTCTGCGCCATCCCACAAAACGATTGCGCCAGCCTTGGTACTGGCCTTAGCAAATAATTCCGGCAACTCCCTAAACTCTTGAGTAGTCAGATTGTCCCCCGCTTCTTTGTGCCGCTTCCATTTTTTGCCCGCAAACTGCCTTTCTTCCAAAAATACCAGCCCATTTTGCAGCTTTGCGCCCTGCGCCTGCACATAGGCCATATCATCCAGCGGCAAGACGGCAAAGGCCATTGCGCGGCCTTGGGGTGGTGCGCGTTCGGCTTTGGTCACCAGCACGCTATTGATAAACGCCTCCCACCCCTTCAATCTGGCCGGATTGAGCAAAACCGACTGGATAAAGGTATGTGCCCATTGCTCGCCGAAAACGCCATTAGCGCGTTCGTACAGCAGCTTATCGATGGTGTGCGAAGCCATCGGCGAGCTATTAAAGCCTTTGTCGGCGGCTTGTCTATCGCTAGGCTGGCCTTTTTCCGCTTTCACGCCCCATTCTTTTAAGCCCTCCTCGGACAGGGCAATAAATCGGCAGCGGCAGTTGTAGCCGTTGGGCGGGATGATGCTTGCCCATAGCGGGTCATCGTAGCGAAAGGCTCGCATGTCCAGCGCGGCGTGTTTTTCGCGCGTGTAAGCGTCCATTTCGGCTAAGTAAAGCCAGTAGGGGTGCGTTTCGGTGGCTTCCAGCGCTGCCGTGTGGCGACCGGCCATAAAAGCCGCTTGCATGTTGGTTTGGTAGACGGTTTTTAAGTGCCCGTCGCGCAGTGGCGGCTTCCCGCTGGCAAGGTAGTCTTTTTTAAACTGCTGCCAAGACTTGCCCTGTTTCACCGCCTCGGCCATCTCCTTTTTAATCTGCGCCAAAGCCGATAATTGCGCGACTTTAACCACGGTAAAGGCGCGGGCATGGGCGGCGTTTTGCATGTCTTGGTAGCGGGCGGTTAATTGCAGCCCTTTTTGGCGAAGAAACCATTCAGGAAAGGCCATTTAGCCCACCTTTTCAAAGGACAGGCGACCGGCGATTTCAGCGTTAAGCATTAACTGCCCCAGTTCATCGATTAAGTCCTCTGGCGCTAAATGGGGCATTGCCCGTGCCAGTAAATCCAGCGCTTCATCCTCGGAGGTTGCCCCGTTTAGTATTGCCAACAGCGGCGCGTTAATGGCGCTGGCATTGGGGTTTTGCGGTACGGCGCTATCAATCATTTGCTGGTAGCGCTCGCCTTTGTTTAATAGCGTGCGTTGCTGATTTGCAATTTGACGGGTGAGCGCCTCTGGCAAGTTATGGCGCTGCAAAACCGCCTCGCCTTCTTCGGGGACGGGAATGCCTAATTGTTGATAAATCCAGTTTTCGGGGATTTTAAGACCGGCGTTAATCAGTGGCGGCAGCGCATTAGCCATTGCGCTTATATCCGCGCTTTCGTTTAAATCAAAAACAAAGCGCGGCGGCCTGATATTGGCAAAGTTAATCGCGCAAAACGGGGCGATTAAGTCGCGGTTTAAGGTGGCGGCGAGTTGGTAAGCGTCGCCTTCCATTAAATCGCGGCGCACTTCGTTATGCACTTTGCCTAAAGCGTGTGCACCGCCGCCGCCTTCACTGGTATTGCTGGTTAATGTGCCGCCTAAAATAGCTTTACTCATCGCTTCATCGCAAGCACGCTCCATGACCTGGAAGTTATCGGCGCTGCCTTTGGCGGCTTCGACAAATTCAACAATCATGCTATCGGGAACAATACCGGCGGCGCTGTGTCCCATGCTTTTAACTAAGTTCATCAGTTTTTTTGCTGCGTTTCGTCAGAGCCAGCGGGGAACTTGCCAAGGCGTAGCGGCAGGCCGTAAATCTCTAAGAACTCGTTTAAATGATGCAGCGCGTAATGCTTCATCAAGTACGGCATGGCGAGCACGCGAAATAATCCGGCGCGGGCGATATAACCGCTTCTGGCGCGTGGTTTGTGGATTATCCAGCCTAGCGGTTGCGGCTCAATAGCCTGCCCTTTATCGCCGCGCAGCATCAGCTTGTTAGCGTCTTTGGGGGCGAGGGTAAACCAGGTTTGCGGTCGCTGAATAAAGTGATTGGGCTGCCATAATCCGTCTTTTAATTCCCAGCTAATCTCAAGGGCGCTAAAGCCATGTCCGATACCGTCCAGCAGGTCAAAGATTAAATCGCGGGCGTTATCGGTTATTGCCTCGGTTAATAGGTTGGCCGCGTTTTCTTCTTCTTGACTGGCCTCCTCGGGCGGGGCAATCTGCCAATTCAGCCCTAACACGGCGCGTTTGCGTTTGGAAAGCTCGGCGAATAGGTGCGCGTCCTTTTCCTCCATATCCATAAATAATTCATGCTGGCGTTTTAAATCGCCGGTTTCCGCTTCCTGCAATAAGCGAATAAGCTGATGGGGACGAATGCCGATAGCCGGATGCTCGGCTATTTCTCGCGCGATATAGCCTAATTGCGGCGCTTGCGATTGTTTGGGGGCGGTGGCTTTTTTTGCCTTAGTGTTTGGTTTAACTACCATGCTTGAAAATCTCCATAATAAGCGCTTGTTGGGTCGTTATCCTCGTACAGCGTCTTGCCATCTCGCCCCATTAGCATTGCGCCATCGAGTGAAGCAAACCCGCTGGCTTGCTGCCAGAGCATGTGCAGGCAGTCCGGGCCATCATCATGTGCGGCCATGGGGAAGTGTTTTAATTGCTGAATAAGGGTTTGCTGATTGGGGTTTAAGCGGATTAAACCGTTCGCCATATGCGGCTGTAGACTTTCAATGCGCAGGCGTTTATCGGCGTTAGGGATAATCGGACGGGCGGGAATAGGCACGCCTTGTTGTGCGCCGCGTTTGACTAATTCCGTTCTTAAGAACTCTTGAAATTGCACGGCCTCAATCGCCCATGCCGCGCATTGGTATTGTTTTTGCAGCGCGATAATGTCTTCAATAATGGTATCGGGCAGGCGCTTTTTAATACTGGCGTGTATCACATCGAGTATGCCGGTTTTGCGGTCATAACCGCCAATTAAAAGTGCGGACGGGTCGCGCCCTTGGCCTTTGCGGCCTAATGAGGGGTCGCACGCGCCAAAGTAAACCCAGTTCGGATTATCGCCGCTGTAATAAGTAATGCAACCCGCAAAGGGCGCGTTGTCGCCTTGCGCGGGGTCGTTTTGCTGCTCGGCATCAAAAGCGGCTTGGCCGTCCCTTGCGCGTTTAATCATCAGCTTAATTAACGGCGCGACATCCGGCCAGCACACTTGCGCCCCTTTATTCATCGCCTGCTTGTTGGCTTGATAAAAGGTTTTAGCCTCGGCCTCGCCTTGGTTTAAAAGAATAGCCTGCCATTCATCCCATAAGTCCATATTATCCGGCCACTGAATAATGGCTCTAAATAGTTTGGACTGCCATAGTGGATGATTTAACAGGCGCGATAATACGCTGTCATAGTGCAGTACTGTACCGATAGCGATAACGTCCATGCTATCGCCCGCTTCACCAAGGCTTAATACGGTTTTGTTCAGCCAGCCTTCTAATTTATCGCGTTGCTCGGGGTTTCTAACGTTTTCATCGTTTTCTAAATCGTCAACAATGATTAAATCGGGGCGGTGCGCTCCGTGTCTTAGGCCGCGCAAGCGTTTGCTGCTGCCGGCAGCATGAATTTTAGCGTTGCCCAAAGTAACAATCTCATCTTCTTTCCATTGGCTGCCCATGCCGGTTAGTTTGGGGAAGTCCATTAGTAGGCGGGCATTGGCTTCAAGGTTGGTTTTAATCACGGCAAGCAGGGTCGCCGCTTGTCGGTAAGCGTCGGCAACAATAAGCACATGTTTTTTACGACCGGTTAAAACGCACCAAAGCACGAATAATTGACTAACCAGCGTTGATTTGGCATGCCCGCGTGGTGCGGCAATGGCTAAGCGGCAACCTTGTTTGGCGTTAATGTGTTTGGGCAGTTCCTTGTATAACCAGTGGTGCATCTGCGCCGGTTTTTTATCGGTATAGTCTGGGAAATACGTTTGGCAGAAAAAGGCAAAATCGTTTTGTGCTTTTTGCGTGCGCTTTTTGATTTGCGCGGGGTCAGGGTCGAGCCCTGCTTCTTGCGCCTCTAAAGCGGCTCTAAGCTCTGCCGCGATTTGCAGCATATGCTTTTTAAATTCAGCGGCATTCATTCTTTAAACACGCGCGGCAACTGCGAGCCAAAGGCTTCAATGACTTCAATTAAATCAGCGGCCTGTTCGGGGTAATTCAGTTGAGCAAACTGCACAAAGTGTTTAATCGCCTCGCGGGCAATAGCCAGTTTATTGGCGTGCGGCATCATCCGGCGACTGGCGTGGGTGGCTTTGTGCAGTCCGTCCACCAAACTGGCAAGGCACTGGGTTTTAATCACCGGGTTTGCGTCTTGGTAAGCCTCGACATCTTCGATGGTGCGTTCAATTTGGCAAATCAATTTTGCCAACGCGCGGTGCGTGGTTTGTTCCAGTTCGTTACCGGCGAGTAACGCGGCGGCTTGTGCTTTGTCCCAATCGTCGCCTTGTTTTAAATCGGCCTGCTTCCAGCGGCTAATGGTGGACGGGTCAACGCCAAACATGGACGCTAATGTGTTTAGCGTTAATCGGCTTTCGATATAAGCGGCTTTAATCTGCGCTCGAGTGTCTTTAGGTAATGCCATATGCGTAGCTTCTTTGTGGCAAAAAAAAGCGCCCTCCGTTATATTGCGGGTATCTCACCCCCCACAACTTACGGAAAACGCTGATGAATAACATCTTAGCAAAAATAGAGGCGGTCATGCCTACCCTTTTCTCAAAAATAGTCATGTCGTTAAGCATCAGCTTTGCGGTAGCTTTGTTTTTTTTGGAGTACTGGCATGATTTAATCTTGCGAATACTTTTATTTATTGCGGGCGCACATGATTTAAAAACGGGCATGCCTTCTTTGGTGGTTTTACTGCTTGCCGTGATTAGTTGCATTGTATCGATCTCAAAATTCAATTATCGCTTAATTATCGAAAGAGATAAGGCATCTGTAACGATTGAGAAACAACAGAGAGAAAATGCAGAAACTGCCCAAAAGCTACATTTTTTGCAAGCTGAAAAAGAGTTGCTTGACCGTTCACATAAAGAGCTATCCGAAGAAAACGCCCGTTTAAAAGCAGAATTAAGCCCACTTAAAGAAGCGGAACAAAAACGCCAGCAATTCAGCCGCGACTTGGATAGCGCTTGGTTTGTGCCAAGAGAAACGCCCTCTTGGTAAAGGTTAATCACCTTACCGGCCTCCTAATTTTCTTTTAACAAACCCGCCCAGCGCACTTAATAACCCCTCGCCGTCTTTTTCAAACATTCTAAGCAGTGCACCGATAACCCACCAAGCAGGCAGGCCAGCAATCACTAAGGCGGGCGTTGCGACAAATAATAAGCCTAGCGCGGGGTCAATTTCATATAAAGCGGCCAATTGCTGCGCGGATTGGAATAAATCAGGGTGCGCATGATGAATATGCACCAAAATAACCGGGCCGAACAGGGAACTGGCAATCAGCGTGCAAAATAAACGGGCGAACCCTTCGGCCATTGATTTAGGCCATAAGACCAAAAAGCCCAATGCCGCAGCGAGCGCACCGGCGGTAATTTGAACGCCAAAGAGTTTTAATAGCGCGGTGGCAGAAGTGGGCATCATTTAACCTTAACTAAAGTTTGCCGCCGATTATTAACGGATTAGCGCGGATTATTCTGTAGGAAAGGTTTCAGTATTTTTTTGGGGGCTGAAGTAGATTAGCTGCTATGCTGGTCTGCTATGCCAAAGATAACCCGTTGTAAACTGAGTAAAAATATCCAAAACCGACTGCTAGAATTT